CATCATGTAACAGATGCGGTTCAGCTGCTCGCAGGCCATGAGTGTGCTGCCAGAGCCGCCGAAGGTATCAATCACTACAGAGTTTTCCTGCGAAGAGTTCTGGATGGGATAGCCCAGAAGATCCAGCGGCTTTGAAGTCGGATGATCCTTATTGCGCTTCGGTTTGTCGTAGTTCCAGATGGTTGTTTGCTTGCGGTCGGAGTACCACGGATGTTTACCATTTTGTAAAAATCCATAGAGGATTGGCTCATGCTGCCATTGGTAATCGGAACGACCGAGCACAAGGGAATTCTTTACCCAGATGCAAACACCGGCGAGGTGGAAGCCTGCGTCAATGAAGGCTTTCCTGAAGGTGAGCCCTTCGGTATCCGCGTGGAAGCAGTAGGCGGCACCGCCTTTTTCGAGGTGGTCGGTCATGTTCTTGAATGCGGCAAGCAGGAAGTTGTAAAACTCCTCGCCCTTTAAGCTGTCGTTTTCAATGGTCAGACCGTCTGAGGCTTTGAAGGAAACGCCGTAGGGCGGATCAGTCAGAATCAGGTTGGCACTCTTTCCATCCATGAGCAGGTTCACATCGTCGGCAGAAGTGGCATCGCCGCACATGAGACGATGCTTTCCAACAGTCCAGATGTCGCCGCGTTCCACAAAGGAGGCTTTCTCCAGAGCGGCGGTCAGATCAAAGTCGTCATCCTTGACATCCTTATCCGCACCGCCATCGAGGAGTTTCTCCAGTTCATCGGCACCAAAGCCGAGAAGTGAGAGATCAAAAGCGGAATCCTGCAGATCGGATAATTCCACGGACAGCATTTCTTCATCCCAGCCTGCGTTCAGGGCCAGCTGATTGTCCGCAAGAATATAGGCGCGTTTCTGTGCCTCTGTCAGGTTTTCGGCAAAGACGCAAGGCACGTTTTCATAGCCTTCCGCGCGGGCGGCTTCGATTCTGCCGTGTCCGACGAGGATGTTGTAGTCAGCGTCAATAACGGCGGGGCTTACAAATCCAAATTCCCGGAGGGATGCACGAAGCTGTGCAATCTGTTCTTTACTATGCGTCCGGGCATTCCGGGCGTAAGGCACCAATTTATCAATGGGTACCTGTTCCAATTTCTGTGTGTTCATTTACATTCCCTTTCTGGCCTGCAGGAGTCGTTCCATCACGTCGTCCTGTGGGTTGAGCCCGCTGTATTCGGCAGAGCAGTTTTCCTTGACGATCTGAAAGATTTCATTCCACAGGCGGCTTGCCTGATTCATGTAGTTGATGCCAATGTTGATGAAGGGTGAAGGGATCGGCTTCCCAGTCGTCGGGTGCTTGGAAAGGTATCCGAGCCGAGTGGTCATCTCTTCGCACTGAATCCAGCGGGCGGAGCACATCGCGTAACGCTCTAAGAGCTGTGGAGACACCGCTTTTGCTACGCCGAGCTTATCCAGCCATTCCCATGTTTCCCGATAGATATCACCAGCTTCCAGGGTGGAGCCGTCATGCTGTTTGGCGGATAGAAAGTCATGCGGGGTTGGCATGTCCTCGCCTTCGACATCCGGTATGTCCAGCACAGTGAGATCTCTGCCGCCTGGATTTCCGTTTTGGTATTTTTCTTTGACGGCTGTTTTTTTCCGGCCCGCACCTGGACGTCTACCGCCGCGACCACCTGTGTTATTTGATTTTGTCGGCATGATTTTTAACCGCCTCCTTTATTACCCGTTTGAAATCGCCTTTTTTGCACGCAAGAGGGGGCGCCGTTTTCCGCAGCATTTTCCACAGAGATTTGACCTGCCCCTCCCGCATCAAAATATTTCTTGCACAAAAGAAAAGACCACGAAGATCATCAGCGGTCTCCTCGGTCTTTATGGATCTTCTCATGACAAGAACGGCAAAGGCTCATGAGGTTGCTCTCATCATTTGTCCCTCCCTCGGAGAGAGGAATGATGTGGTGTACTTCCTCGACTGGTTTGTAGCGACCTTGCTTTAAACACATCTCGCAGAGAGGATGCTTGTGAACGTAGCGGTCACGGATTCGTTTCCATGCTCTGCCGTACCTCTTGCCGGAGGAGTAACCGCGCGTGAACTTCTCATAGTGCTGCTGCATAACCTTGGCATGCTCTTCACAGTACAGACCATCGGTCAGCTTCGGGCAGCCGGGGTAGCGGCACGGCCTCTTTGGTTTCATAGGCATGGCTGCCTCCTTTCCGGACAAAAGAAAAGCCCTGCAGTGTTTCCTGCAAGGCTTAGGGCTGCGCGTGCAGCCGTTCTTTATTCTGTTTCGCTGATTATATACTATCATAATGGCGGGGTGGACATCTTTGGACAAAGCAGGACATTTCGGGCGCATTTCATATGATGATGGGATGCTCCGGCAGAGAGGCATGCTGCAGAGCCTTGCCATGCCAGCGACGGATCGTGCGGGCGTCGGCACAAAGCTCGATGCCGATCTGCTCCCAGGTAAGTCCATGAATGTAACGATACTTTAAAACCATGCGTTCATCTGTATCCGGCACAGCCTCGATGACCTCACGGATCTGTTTCTTTAGGTCGGAGAGAGTTTCAAGCTCTGCCGCGATCTTGTTTTCCAGATCCCACATCTTTTCCAGCGTCCGGATAAAGGGTGCGTCCGTAGATCGAGAGGTCTGTACACGATCCTTGTCATATTGGATTGCCGACACGCTGCCAGCCATCACCCGGAGGTTCTGTACTTCCATCGTGTCGGACTTGATCTTCTGGTCAAGGCGATAAGCCTGATGAAGATATTCTTTTACGGTCATTTTGACTTCGCCTCCTCTCGCAGCTTTTGTATCAGGTAGTCGCCATCTACACTGGTGATGGTCTGATACCAGGCAGAATGGAAAAATCGTTCTATTTCCATCGCAGTGGACATGGCGTCTGTATTCTGTGGTTTTTTCTTCAGGCGCTTTAAGGCATCCCGATAATCCTTCACTGCCTGCAGAATGATGGCATTGATAAGATTTTCATACGGTCTTGTCATCGTGGCACCTCCAGATCCACCTTGACGGCATCAATCAAAGCGGACTGGGTCAGCTCCTTTTTGGAGAGTGCCTTCAGGATGCGTTCATCAATGGTGCCCTTGGTAATGATGTGCTGGATGACTACGGTATGAGACTGCTGGCCTTGCCGCCAGAGCCTTGCATTTGTCTGCTGGTATAATTCCAACGACCATGTGAGCCCGAACCAGACGAGAGTGGAACCGCCTGCCTGCAGGTTTAGGCCGTGTCCGGCTGAGGCAGGATGGATGACTGCTACAGGAATCTTTCCCGCATTCCAGTCAGCAATGTCGCGGCTTGTCTTGATCTCCCGGACATTGAAGCGATTCTTGATCCGGGCCAGATCGTGTCTGAACCAGTAGGCCACCAGAAGCGGTTTTTCATTTGCGGCCTCGATAATATCCTCCAAAGCGTCCAGCTTCCGGTCATGGAACTCCATGATCTCGCCGGTATCGGAATAAATGGCACCGTTCGCAAGTTGGGAGAGCTTCCCTGTCAGCGCGGCAGCATTGGCGGCGGTTATTTCGCCATCCGGCAGCTGCAGGATTAACTCCTGCTTTAAATTCTCATATCGGTTACGCTCGGCATCCGAAAGCGCTACTTCATATTGCGTGGAAATGAGCTCCGGCATTTTCAGGTGGTCGGTGGACTTCATGGAAATCGTGATATCTGAAATCCTCCGGTAAATGGCATCTTCTGCATAGGGTAGCGGCTTATAGGAATATATGATTTCGCCATTTCGCTTGTCCGGAATGAAATAATTTATGCGGTACTGTGTGATAAAGCGACCGAGGCGCTGTCCCTTATCCAGCAGCTTGAATTCTGCCCAAAGATCCATCAGTCCGTTGGAAGAAGGCGTGCCGGTAAGGCCGATGATCCTGTGGATATAGGGCCGAACCTTCATCAGGGACTTGAAGCGTTTTGCCTTGTGGTTTTTGAAGGATGAGAGCTCATCTATGATCACCATGTCAAAATCAAATGGGAATCCGGAATCGTCAATCAGCCACTGCAGGTTTTCGCGGTTGATGATTGTAATGTCGGCGCTTTGCAGCATGGCCGCTTTCCGTTCCTTGACAGTCCCGACTGCAACCGCATAGGTCAGACCTGAAAGGTGCGACCATTTTTCTATTTCGGAAGGCCAGGTATCACGGGCAACGCGGAGAGGCGCTACCACAAGGACTCGATGAATTTCAAAGCTGTCAAAAAGAAGGTCAAAGATCGCCGTCAGGGAGATGATTGTTTTTCCAAGACCCATATCTAACAGGACAGCCGCGATGGGGTGGGTCTCAATATATTGGATGGCATAAGCCTGATAATCATGTGGTTCGAATTTCATTCAGCATTCCTCCAATCTGTTCCGGGTCGTCAATGACATAGACCTTAAAACCAAGCCGCTGAAGCAGCCGGTGCCTTGAGAGCTGAAGCGGTCGCGGCAGTTTTCCCGGAGCCTTAAGCTCTGCAAAAGCGATATGGCCGTCAGGGAGTAAGATCAGACGGTCGGGCATTCCTGCAAATCCCGGAGACACGAACTTCGGTGCAATCCCACCGGCCTTTTTTACTGCCGCTGTTAATTTGTTCTCTACCTGTTTCTCATTCATTGATAACCTCCGTCAGGTGCTTAATTACTGGGATGTGCAAGGTGTATCAATGGTATTTACTGAACTTTTCCTTATAGCTTTTTTTATTGCCCTAAGAGAGTTTTTATATAAGACCTTGATACACCTTGTCATCCATGGCTATTACTGCAGAAAATCCTCCTCTGCACCGGTGTCCTCACGAATGCGCAGCCCTTTAAAAAAGCGCTTCCGATTGAGTGTCAGCCGTTCAAATCCGGCCTTCTCCAGCGCAAAATAGAAGTCCGCCGTACTGCGCACATATTCGTTGCAGTCCAGTGAGTAGTTGCGGTACGCCTGATACAGCGACGAGGAGCTTTCCTTAAAGGAGTCATCCACCTCGCACTTCTCATCCAGAAAATGTCCGAACCAGTCGTTCTGGCTGCGGTATTCCTCAATGGCCTTCGTCACGCAGTCCGGGATCGGGATCTGGTAGCCCAGCGCAATTACCTTCATGGCTCCTTCGATGACCCAGGCCAGAATGCTTTCTCCGGCATTTTCATACAGGTACTCGCCGTAATTCTTGATGTCGGTTTTGCCCTCGATCTTGGCACCGAAGGGAATCACGATGAGCCTGCGCCAGATGCCGTCATCAGATGCGGAAACACGCGGCAGATGGTTGGTGTATAAAACCAGCGTGTGGCAGGGCTTGAAGGAGAACGGGTCTTTGTATTTCTTTTCCGCAAACACTTCATCCGTGGAGCAGAGCTGCTTGACAGTAGAATCATTGAGCCTTGCGCCCTCCTGCATTTCGGCAGCAATCAGAAGGCGCTTGCCTTTGACCTCTGCCATTTCCGGTTTGATGTTTCTG